ACCGCTTCTAATATCTCTGATTAAAGCCTCTCTATCAAATGTTGGTACTGTAGGTATATCTTCTAGTCTAGCGAATTGTGATAAATCTGGCATTTCATATTTAGGTATTTCAATGCCTTCTCTTATATCTCTTATTAAAGCATCTCTATCTACTGAAAAATCTCTTCCTGTTGGAACGTCTGGTATTAATGTAGGTATGTCCTCTCGCCTTACAAATTGTGATAAGTCTGGTTGTTCTATTTTCGGTATGCCTAATAAATTACCAAAGTCTATTCCTGATTCTGCTATTTGTTGACGAATTGCATCTACATCAATAGCTGGAGGAGTTTGTACTGGAGGTCGCATAGGCACACCACCAAATATATCTCTAAGTGGAGGTAGTTTTGTTCTATCGACTGGTATTCTTACACCACCAATACCTGTACCTAAAAAGCTTGGTATATCAGGTTCTTGTACTGGAGGAGGTGGAGGAGGAGTTTCTACAGGAGTTGTACCAACAGGTGTGTTTAATTGTGCTTGTGTATAACCACCTGGTTGTTCAGGAGAATAACTTACACCTGGTGCAATAACTTGTGACATTGGTATGCCACCTGCTATAGAACGCGCATAATCAAAACCAGTAGAATATGTAGGATCTGATGGTGGTATTACATAACTACCAAAATCATCTGGGCCTAATTGTGGTTTTTGAGTTACAACATTTCTTAATTGTTGCATAAAACCACCAGGACCTGTTGGTATATTTCTTGCTACATTAGGCGGTAATCTGTTTTGTAAATTTGCTAATGCTTCTAAATCAAAAAGGATTTCTGTATTTGGTATTCCTGTTGCCATATTATTGTGTAATTAGTTTATCTATTTTAGCGTCTAGCTTATCTATACGCTCAATCACTCTATCCATATTCATTATCAATTCTTCTTTAGTAACAAATCGAATAGCAACCTCTTCTCTGGTCTTATTGAGTAGTATATCAACTCTTTTGACCTCTGTCGCGTTAGCACGGATGCTATAGATGATAGGACCAAATACCAAAGTCATTATAATATTCCACAATAAGATAGAGCTTATTTCCATTTAGTAGCTCCACACATGAGGGCGTGGCCTACCTTGTGAGTCTTTTGAGATGTCCAAGTGTATAAATCTTGCATTGCCTTTTTGGTTAATTCCTATGCCTGTAAATCCATAATCAGTTGCTTTTGATATTACTTGTAATGCTTGTTCGCCTCTGAGTAATATATCAGCAGCTATTCCTAATGCGTGCGTGCCTGGTTCAGATTTGACTTTTTCTATCGGATGATCTGCACATCTATATCCACTTGTAATTTTAAATGGAAAGCCTACATCGCTTCTTAGTAATTGTAACTTATCTATTAGTTCGTGTTCAATCTTATTTTCACCACAATGCTTACAAGCGAACTCTTCTATGCTGAAATTTTCCCAACTCATGTCTTTAACGGCCTATATATAAAAAATGCTGATAGTAAACCAGCACCAACCCCTGTTGCTAGAGCTTCAGTCCAAAATGCTCCAAAGTGAGTTGGATGTACTAATAAATCTGCTAGAAACGTGCAAATACCTAAAATGATTGCTGGTGCATATTTATGTTGCATAAAACTTTGATACCAAGACTTTTTGGTTAATGAAGCTAAAGTAGCTGCGATAATACCAGTAACATTAGCTTTCCAAAAATGGGTAAAGGTTAATGCTGATAAATCACCCTCAACCATCATTGGGTAACAAACAGCAAATGCTTTTGCCCAGTTTTGATAGAACTCTGTGTTTTTTATTTTATTTATTATTTGCATTTGTTTCTTATATGCTTCAAGTTCTGTTCTTAAAATAATAACTTCTTTTTCTAATTTTATCACCTGTTCTTCTAATCTTCTTATGTCAGGAAATAAATATTTATTTTGATTAGCTCTAAGGTTTTGTGTTTCTCTAAGATTAAAATCTATTCTTTCAGTTGTATGTGCATAACCCCAAACAGCTACAGCTATAACACCAATGATTTGTAAAAGATAACTTAGTGATATATTTAAGCTTGATTTATCATCAACCTTGGCTATTCGACTCATTATTTACCTACACCTTTTATTCTTTCAAAAGATCTCATACCACCAAGACCAAGCATACCCATTAATACAGGCAGCATAGTAGAAGTATCTGCTTGTGGTACATCAATACCAAAAGGTGCTAGTAAAGGACTAATTAAAAAGTTGACTGCAAAACCTGCAACACATACCCAAGCTGTTGCTGGTCTCCATGATGATTGAAACCAGTTACCTTTAGCTTCTTCTTTGTTTACAGATATTTGTGCCTTAGCAATTTCGTGAATATGCTTTTCAGACATAGTTGCAAGTTCATGCGCTATTTGTTGTTTTGTATCTGCGTCTGGTATGAACTTATCAAGAATCTTCGTTACTGGTTGTATTAGCTTGTCTATCATTGTGTAACCTTATAAAGTATTCAGCATCGACTAATGCGAGAGGCTTTGTTCTATTTCTCTTTATTATAACCAAAGGTTCGTAAGCTTTACAGTTTTCTTGCGATTGTTCGTATGCCTTCCATACATTAACTGATTCTTGGTTTTTGCACTCTATTGAGTAAGGAAATTGTTTTCTTGATTGAACACCCATAATAATATCTTCACCATTAGAACCCATGGGTCTTGATTCTAAATCTTCAGGATCAAAGCCAAGCAATTCAACGAGCTTATCTACAACCCATTGTTGTAAAGCTCTGCCTTTAGCTTTGGCAGATTGTGGCTTCACTTTTTCTTTTTAGACTTTAACTTTTTAAAATCAGCAGCAGTAATTTTTTTTCTTGGTTTAGCTACCGCAGCTAATTTTTTTTGTTTCGGTGAATATTTACTATAAGGCATTATTTTTTCTTTTTGTATGTTACTTTTTTACCAGCTTTCTTTGCAGCTGCTTTAGCTTTTTTCATACCTTCTTTAGTATATGAATATTTTTTCTTTCCTACCATTGGCATAATTATTCTCCTTTTTGTGCTTTTAAAAACATTTTATTAGCTTTTCTCTCAAAAGACCATTCTAAAAAGTCGGTTAATAAATCTTTTAATAACCTCATTTCTTTTTAGTTTTCTTTCTCTTTGGAAATCCAGCCTTCATAGCTTTATAAGCTTTTGCTGATATAGTAGATTTCTTTTTTGACCTGCTTGTTCCAGCTTTTTTTCTTCTATTTATGTTTTCATATAATGACATAATTATTTACCTACCATTTTTTACAACTCCAATATCTTGCTGATAATTTATCTGGAGGACTTGTATCACATTTATGTCTAGCACGAAAAGATTTTCTTCTAGCTGGTTGGTCTTTTTTAATTGTCATCTTAGGATCACCAAATCTAACAAGTTTTACTTGGTCGCCTTTCTTAGCTAGAACAGCAAACTTTTTAGATTTGCCTGGTGTTCGTTTTGGTTTGTTATAACCGCTAAATCTTTCGCCTCTGTATGTGATACTCATTATTTTTTCTTCCTTGGTCTACCTCTTTTTTTAACAACTGGTTGTGGTGTCATAAGATTATCAAACCAGTTTAAAAACTTATGTATGGTTTCTTTTAACCATACCCAAAACTTTCTTATGTATTTCATTAGTGTAACTCCTTCTCTTCAATAAATATAATTTCTGAATCTGAATTAACTTCACCACCAGACATAAGCGACATAATTCTTAGTGCATCATCTTTGGTTTTTGCTTTTATTTCTTTACCAACGTAAACCATGTCACCTTCTAATACTTCTAAATTAAATATTTTGTGTTGGTGGTACATTGCCTGTAAATAGTCCTTGAGCTTGATTTTTTGCATTTTGTCTAATATTTTCTCTATCTCGCTCCATAATAGCATTTATTTCAGCAATGTTTATTTGCGCACCATATTTAGCTTGTAACTCTAAAGCTTTAACTCTAAGTTGTGCTTCTTCGATATCTCTTTGTCTATCATCATCCATGATGATTTTCATTCTATCGGTTTCTGCATCAATGATAGCTTTCTGTGCTTGTACCTGTGCTTTCTGAGCTTCAGCCTGTGCTAGTAAAGCAGCTGGGTCTGGCTGTGGTGGCTCTTGTGGTTGAGGTGGCATAGGAGGAACTTCTGTATTTATAAACGATTGCGCGTCTTGGAAACCAGCTAACTCAATCATTCTAGTCAAAGTATTGGCATATTGTTGCATTGATACCAATGGATTTTGTGGTCCTAGTAATTGCATAATTTGTTCTTGTTTTGTAGCTAATTGTGTAAGAACACCAAACTTTTCTTCGTCAGATGATTTAGATATAGCTACATTGACTACCATATCTTTATCTGAATCCCAATATCTAGGATCTACAGGTATGAATTTACCGTTTAATCTAAATACATCTTGTGCATTTTGGTGTTTGATTACCAAGTTATTGACTGTTTTAAACATGGCTTTTAGACCGCCTTCAGCAAAATGTCTGCATATTAGTTCTACTCTGCCTTGCGCACCACTCATAGTAGCAGTTACAGCTGCGGAAGTTGTAGATTGTAAAGCCTCTGCGTTTAATCCTGCACTTGCTTTAGATACGCCTGTTCTGTTTTCTTTAGATTCGTCTAAATATCCTAAAACTGGGAAAGCTTCTTTACCAACAAAAGGTACTGCAAATGGTTGTACCATGCCTGGCGCTCTCATTCTTATTGGTTGACCTATGTCAGTATTTAATACGTCATCTACGTTTACTTGACCTTCAACAATACCCATTCTTGGGAAGATTGAATGACCTAGTGAGTCTAAGGTATCACGCATAATTTGTGATTTAGCAGCCTGAATTGGTTTTAGATAATCAGCTGGACATGAACCAATCGCTGTGTGTGGTTCTGGGTCTGGACAGAACATACATATTGGTAATTCATCCCAAGGCTCTACGTTTAAAACGTGGAGTCCATCACCAGCAGTACATACTCTGATTCGTTCATCAATACCATCACCATCAAAGTCGTAGTATAAATAATGTTCTACATAGTAAACATCTTTACCGCCAGCATCGTTTCTGTCTGGATATACCATGTTATCAAATGGGTTTCTTGCTTCTTGTTCTTCGTAGCTTTCTGGGTCTAAAGAACTACCGCCATAACCTGCATACTCTTCTATTTCTTCAGGGTCATAACCCATAGCAACTAAATCAGACACAGACTTAATCATTCTGTGTGCAACGTAAGAAGCAGTTTCTATGTTGCGTGCGTGTCTTGAAATTAATATTTCTTCTGGTGGTACAGACTCAATACATACTTGGTCTTTTGGTTTTAATCGTCTGATTGTAAGGTCGTAGCTTACTGGTATTTCTTGAGTAACTTCTTCGCCGCTGATTGGGTCGAAAGTAGTAATAGTTTCTTGCGTGGCTGACTCTTCTATGACTTCTACGTTTTTATCTAGTATTAATGCTTGATACGATTGTGGGTCAATGTTGCTGTATTCGTGCGTGGTGGCAGTAACTGAATCATCCCAAAAGACTTTTACAAAACCAGTCTTTCTAACTAATGCATCTTTGAATACATCATATAAAACTTGGAAGCCTGGATTTTTTTCTCTGATTAAATAATTAATATAATCGGTTTGTTGTTCTGCAAGTTGAATATCCTCTGGTCCTTTTGGTACAAACTCTACAATCTTTTTCGTACTAAAAAATGTTCGCATGATTGAGGGAAGCATAAACAAAACACTTTCTCTAACATCAGTAGATACAAATTCTGATTGCAACGAGCTAGTACCTTCTGGTTCATTACCAAGATAATATTCAGTTGACTCAGCTCTTTCCGATCCGACTTGATGGATGAAATCTTTTGCATCATCCATTTCTGATTTAATAACACCAACAAGGTTATCCATGTCTGTTGCTTCTTGCACTTCAACCTTCATTGTTTCTTCTTTGATTTTTTTTGCCATAAATTTATCCAACTCTAATTATTCTTGATTTAAGTGGTTGTCTAAAATTATAGCCGAATTGACTTCCACTTCCACTAAAACTTGCAGCACTACTTGCCATTGTCAATGCAAGTGCATCTGCTTTATCTGGTGACTTGATACCTCGCTTGCGCATCTCGTCTTTACTTTCTATTTTTATTTTACCACTAGAAGTATATTTATATAAGGGGGAAGCTAACTCGGCTTCCAATTCATCGTCAACTGGTAATCTGCAATCTCTATGCGCCAACCAATCTTTGATTGCAAACCACAGCTCCGCACGCAAGTTTAAATAATTTTTTTTAGTCGCTGGTGCTTCGGCAACATTCACGCCACGCACGGGCAAGTTCTGCTCGGCGAGTCTGTCGACTACGCCTGCGCCCAAACCAATAACGTCAACTAATATTTCTTGTGGTTTTTCAATCGCAGTAGCATCATCGTATCTATTTTTAATTACACCACATAATTGCATTAAGTCCATAGAGGGAAAAGATTGTATTTCAAGGACATGGTTTCCTTGACGCACGCATAGGGCTGAGTTATCGCCACCAAATCTTGCGACATCCAATCCCCAAATAATAGGTTCGCTTGCTGCGAGGGCGACATCTCTGTCGATTGCGCTTTTAATTAAATCCATTGGTATAACCGTATCGTCATCCGCGGATGGGAATAAGCCCATCACCTCCACGCGCGCAACGGTAGAATCTTCGCCGTACTGCTCAATCATCTTAGAGAAGAGTTCCTTGTCCGTGCCTTCGACCGTGCGTGAGTCGATTTGCTCGTTCTTCCAGAAGGATTTTGCGCTGTGGAAGGAATCGTAGAATGGCCCTTGATTCCTGCGTGGGTTGGAGAACGTAAACCAAAAACGGTTAGGCGTGGGTTCGGAGAAGAATCCCTCGCTGACTGAATAAATAGGAGAAGGAATACCAGACGCTTCATCCATAATCAGGCATACGCCATAAGATGAATGGATGCCTGCAAACGCATCTGGATTTTCCTCACTCCACAACTGTGCTTGGGCGTAATAATAACCAGTATCTATTTTTAAGTCTCGCTCTAATGCTTCATCAAACCATGCAGCTGGTTTTATGGTTGTGGCAGTCTTTGACCACCAATGAGAGTTAATAGATAACGTGAGCCATTTACCTAGCTCTGCCCATGTTCTACTTCTTAACTGTTGTTCGGTGTTAGCAGTAACAATTACTGTTGATCCTAACCTGGTTGATAACATCCAAAGAATAATCCAAGCAACCAAAGCTGATTTACCAATACCACGACCTGAGGCAACTGCCATTCTAAACATCTCTGGTAAATCTTTAACACCATTGCGTTGAATGTGTATTGTCATTTCTCGCAAAATTTTTTCCTGCCACTTCCTTGGTCCTTTAAAATCTTCGAGGGGGGTGTCTTTCATTCCCCATGGGAAGGCAAATTTGACGAAATTTAATGGATTATCTTTAACCACAGGAGACCATAGTTCGGTCATTAATAGCTTTTCTTCTTCTGGTTTATATTTCATTCAAATTACCTAAAAAAAATTATTCCACAATGTATATATATACGCACCACCCACGCATACGCAAAGGGGGGTAAAATCTATTTCCTATCATATTTATATAGCAGTACGCATGAACGCATGAACGGGGCTATCTGTTCTATTGATACGCATACGCAAGAACGCACAACCTATTTTGCTATCGTGCATAAATGCGTGAACGCATGAATGCGTATGTGCGTTAGTCTTTTGCATCTTTTAAGTTTAGCGTTTCTTGTTCTATGACTTCGCCTTGAATGATCCTGGCGGATGCGTGCGTGAGTGCGTCTTTTAGATTTATATTTGTTTCTACTTGTTGAATGTCCGCCCAATCATTGCCCGCTTGCTTGCCTTTATTCTTTAAGAAAAAGATCTGCGCGCTTACTGATGGCTCTTTACCATGTAAACCAATAGCGGACTTATAAAGAGCATTAGACACTTCTTCTATAGATTTCATTTTTCCACGTCTTATATATTCCGCAATTTCTGGAAATTCTTTTTTTCTTCTTAATAATGTATCTGGACTACAACCTAAGCACGCTTGACAAATTGCTTCTTCAGAAAATCCTAGTCCCGCTAATCTTTGAGCCTCTTTTAACTGATCTTCAGTAAACATTATCTTTTTTGGTCCTGGTTTTTTTCTTTTTTTTGTTTCACTCATAAGCAAGATTTTACTTTATAAATGCTATCTTGCGGACTATTTATTAAATTAATTTAAAATAAAAGGTAAAATATGTTGCAATTGCGTATACGCAATGCTACTATCTTATTACTAGGTTTAATTACTTAGCATTTATGGAGTAAAAATATGAATACACAATATACAGAATATGTTATTTGGGGAGTTAAACCAGAGGACAAAAACAAGCCAGAATATTTGCAAGAAAGCAAATTACAATCTATTTATGATGGTGAATTTATTACCTCTAAAGAACTAGC